AAGTAGAAGAAAAAATTAAACCTGTAGATTTAACTTTAGTCTTTAAAGAAATAGCAAAAGTTAGAGAATCTATTGCTATGTTGGATATCCCTGTTGCAACAAATTTAAACCCTGTTCTACAATCAATTAAATCATTAGAAAAATTAATAACAGAAGCTGTAAAACAAGTAGCTATTGTTAGTAAAGAAAACGAATTACAAGATATGCAAATACAAGAAATTAAATTACAAAATAAAAACCCCTTAGGCGGTTAATGTTTGAATGTCATTTCTAGTAGCAAACGTACCACCAACAAAAGTCTATGTTAAAAAACAATATTTATATGACCATCAAAAGGGTCATGGAGAATTTGTAGAAGGTGTTTGGGTTAGCTGTAAATCTATCCAAGGTAGAGCGCTTTACTTTGAAACGTACTTGCCTAGTTATGGGGCTTTATATGATAAGCTTCCTATTAGTGCCTTTGTTACTGAACCTACTAAATTAGATCTTGAATTAGAAGAATTAGAACTATGGGACGCATTTGATTACGGTATAACTGTAATTGAGAAAGCAGCCATATCAGGTTGTAAAGTTAAATACTTAGCACCCTCACGACAATGGTATACTGGATAATATTTATTTACAATAGACAATTGTCATCCAGATAAAAACATGATAAATACAGGTTATTCAGAAATACCTGAAGAACATAAATCATTTAATATATTATGTTTAGATAATAAACATTTTGCAGCACAACCTAATAATCGGGTGTTATTTTATGATAAATCTTTATCTCCATCTAAACTAGAGAAACCAGACTTTAAAGTATCTTCTATTGAATACAATGTAGAAACTGAGAGTAAATGGACTGCAGGAGATGATGATAAATATTTTTATGACCTACTTGAAAACAAGGACTAAATAGTATATACTGATCTTGGGTCATTAAATGTGCCCCCTCACTGACAGGAGAGACTATGGATTCTAAATTACTGCGAGAAGCTTTGGAAAAAGTTTTAAATGAAGCTATCTCAGCAAATCAAATACAAATACTGCAAGGTGTAGAAACTTATGCAGATTATAAATATATGTTAGGTATACAACATACTTTAACAGATATGAAAGACCGTATACGTACGGAACATAATAAATTAATAAGATCATTAGGAGGAGACGATGAATAAATTACCAACACCACAAGGCTATAGGCTACTTGTAAAACCTAGAGAAATAGAAGTTAAAACAGCAGGAGGTATTATTTTAGCTGATTCAACTAGAGAAGCACAGAAATACGCTGTTGTTTGTTCTCAAGTTATATCTTTAGGAGAAGATTGTTACACTGATATGGAAAAATCTAAAACTCAATGGTGTAAAAAAGGAGATTGGATTCTTACAGGAAAATACGTAGGTCTTAAATTTACGTACGAAGGTGAAGAATACTCTATTATAAATGATGATGAAGTAGTTGCAACAATACCAGACCCAACAAAAATTGCACCTAAATAAACAAGACCCCTTGTATTATATTGTAAAAACATATACTATTAGATAAATAGCGATTAACGCGGTTCGCAACCGAGGAGGATTTACATGCAAGATGTAACAAAAGACGACACTATTGAAGATATCAATGATATTGAAGTAGAACTACCTAATGAAGATGAAGTTGTAGAAGAATCTACATCTAAGTCTGAAGAGACAGTTAAAGAAGAAACTGCTCCAGAAACCCAAGAATCTGCAGAAACTGAAGAAACTGAAGAAGAAGAAGAAACTTCTCCAGATCTTGAAGCGGATGATGAACAAGAAGAAAAAACTCAAGTTAAAACTTATGGGAAAAGAGCTGAAAAAAGAATAAATCGGCTTATTAAACAAAAGAAAGAACTTGAAGAAGCATTAGCAAAATCTGATGAGGATCGAAAATCTTTGTCAAGAAATAATGATGATCTTGTAAGTCGTAATAAAGATTCCGAAGTCCAAGCTCTAGAAAGTTATGTTGACAAATTAGAAGCACAAGAATCCCAAGCATTATCTGCTCTTAGAGTAGCTAAAGAAGCTGGAGATATTGAGGCAGAAATTAAAGCAACAGATATTTTAGCACAATCAAAAGCTGAAACATTAGTTGCAAAACAATATAAAGCAAGAGCAGAGACGCAGGCAAAATCTAGACAAGTTTCTACATCAGATACTAAAGCACAACCAGCTGCAGTTGAACCAACAACAGCACCCGATAGAAGGGCACTAAGTTGGCAAAAACGAAATCAATGGTTTGGTGGTGGTACTAGAACTGATAAAGTGATGACACAAGCTGCTATGATGATTCATAATGAATTACTAGAAGAAGGTGTATCAGCTAAAGTAGATGCAGACGAATACTATAGTGAATTGGATGCAAGAGTTCGAGAAGAATTTCCAAAGAGATTTAAAAGTGCACTTGCTAAAAAACCAACTACAGTTATTGGAGGTACGCGTGTAGCTCCAGGGAAACAAAAAGTTACGTTAACCAAATCCGAAGTGGATATGGCTGACAGACTAGGAGTTGACTATAAAGAATATGCGCGACAAAAACTACGCAACTTAAATGCGATATAAAGGAGTACTGATATGACACAGGCTACTAAAACTACCCGAAACACACGAGCATCGGGAACTCGTAAAAAAACATGGTCTATCGCGGGCAAGCTAGATACACCTAAAGCTCCAGACGGAGTCCAATATAGATGGATACGTCATGAACTTCTAGGTGATAATCAAAATGCTAACGTTCATGGAAGATCACGTCAAGGTTATGAAATTGTCACTCCTAAGGAATTAGGGGATGATCATAGCTATGACGTTTTAGATACTGGCAAACATGCGGGAACTGTTCGTTCTGGTGATTTGATCTTGATGAAAATTGATCAAGATGTCGCAAGTCAAAGAAAAGAATATTTCCAGTCTTTAACAGATAGACAGGCTAAATCTGCTAAACGAGATTTTACATCTCAAGACAGCGCAATGGCTCCAGTTAGCCAAGACGGATCTTCATCAACTGTATCAGTTGGTGGTCAAAGGTCAAAAGCAAACTTCGAGGACTGAAATTAATTGGTTCTTGATTAACCTTGGAAGGAAATTAACATGGCATATGGTCTAGAACCTATAAAGCATGCTGGTGGCGGTTTAAACCGTACCAACAATTTTTCTGATGGAAATGGTTATCGTATTGCTGCAACTGCTCCTAGTGCGTTTTTCGAAGGAGACTTAGTAACTTATGCTGCTGGTCTACTTGTTACGGATATAGGTGCGGCTTCTCCAGGCGCTGTAGTAGGCGTTTTTTATGGTGCAGAATACCAAGATAACTCTTCAGGTGAATTTAAATACGCAAGATCAATCCCTAATGGCTTAGTCGCTAAAGACAAATATAAAGCATTTGTTTATGATGATCCCGCTACTCTCTTCAGAATCGAAGCAGATCAAGTTGGAACAGCAGTTGACGGCACAGCAGTTGGTGAATTGGTACAAGTTGTTGCATCTCCAACTGGAAGTTCAATAACACATAAATCAGGTCTAGTTGCTGATTCAAGCACTAGAACTACAACTAATACTTTTCCATTGCAAGTCCTTGGTAGCGCAGAATCTGACGGTTCTTACACTGCTGTAGGAACTACAATGAGTGTATTAGTTAGAATCAACTCACATCAGCATGGCAACGGTGCCACTGGCGTGACTGGTATATAATAGAAAGGATAATATAATATGGCTATTTCAAGAGCACAGATCCTGAAGGAATTAACACCAGGTCTTCACGCGATATTCGGTAGCGAATATGGTAGATATGAAGATGAACACGCGGTGTTGTTTGATTCAGAAACATCAAAAAGAGCATTTGAGGAAGAAGTACTTTTCCCTGGATTTGAGCAAGCTCAAATTAAAGGTGAAGGCGCATCTATCTCTTATGCCGAAGCAGGCGAAGGTTTTATCGCAAGATACAGCCACAACACAATTGCACTTGCATTCTCAATTACTGAGGAAGCGATGGAAGATAATCTTTATGACAAACTGTCTACAAGATTAACTAAATCATTAGCAAGAGCAATGGCTTCAACTAAACAGACTACAGCATCAAACGTATATAATAATGCGTTTTCTAGTTCTTTTGTAGGCGGAGACGGAGTATCTTTATTGAACGCTTCTCATCCAACTGCATCTGGAACTGTACAAAGTAATGTCTTGTCATCTAACTCTGATTTATCTGAGACTTCTTTAGAGCAATCACTAATTGATATTAGTGGCTTCAAAGACGACAAAGGTATACCAGCAGCTATTCAAGCTAAAACTTTGCACATTCCTAAGGAATTAGTTTTCACTGCAGAACGTCTACTAACTTCTCCGTACAGAACAGGTACAGCAGATAATGATATCAACGCTATTAAAGGATCAGGAATGATTCCTGGAGGTTACTTTGTTAACCACAGGTTCACTGATACTGATGCGTTCTTTATTAGAACTGATGCCCCTGACGGTATGAAGTATTTCACTAGAACTCCAATTTCAACTTCTATGGAAGGTGACTTTGAGACTGGTAACGTAAGATATAAAGCAAGAGAAAGATATAGCTTCGGCCATTCTGACTGGCGCGGTCTTTTCGGAACTCCAGGCGAGTAATTAAATTAGTGGAGGGGCACTTAGTTGCCCCCCACAACCCTAGGATTAACCAATTGTACCGACTGCCCTAGCAGACAATCGTAGAAGAGACGGTATGATTATACTACGAAGGATTAAAAATGGCTAACACCACATTTAACGGAGCGGTTCGATCAGAGAACGGTTTCACAAAAGTTACAAAAAGTTCCACAGGAGCTTTTACTGACAACTCAACTTATTCAACAAACGCATCAGTAGGTGGTACTTTATCATCAGCTGGAGCAACTAGTTTAGCTACAACTGCACAAATGACTGTAGGTACAGGTATTTCAGCAGTAGCAAACGCTATTGTAAAACATTCAGTAGTTACTACAGGTAACATTATTGAAACTACAATTGTATTAGATTTAACAGGTTTAAATTCTGGCGGAGCGAATGGTGATATCATTGGTAAAGCAGATACTGCAAACTCTCATTACGGACAAATTACAGCGGCTGTAAACGGAACTATTTTATCTGGATATTGCCAATGTTTAGAAACACCTGCTGGTGGAGAACCTGATATTGATATATTTTCTGCAAATGAATCAACTGGTGTAGAGGAAGCTCTTGTAACAGGTTTAACAGAAACTAAACTTCTAGATACGGGCGCAGATTGGACTGGAGTTTTAGCATCAAAAGGTTTTACAACTGTACCACCTGCTGATGACTTTATTTATCTAGCAGCATCTGGTGGAGCAACAAACGCAACTTACACAGCTGGTAAATTTCTATTGAAATTTTACGGTTTTGCTGCGTAATTAAATTAACATTTAGTGAGGTGTAAAAGCCTCACTTTTTACAAAGGAGTAAATTATGTCACATATGACAGACGTAAAAGCAATATTTATTTCTGATGTTGTAGCAGCAGACGATAACGGTTATTCAGCTTCAGCACAGGTTGCTAATAATGCAGCTTTGACACTTGGAGGCGCTTTAGCTTCTGGTGGATCTGTAACTAATAGCTCAGGAAGATTAACTGAAATTACATCAGGTAGCGATGACAGTGCTATTTCATTCACTGTTGTAGGCACAGATGTAAATGGTGCATCTATGACTGAATCTATTACAGGTGCAGACAGTGGAGCAGCAACAGGAGAAAAATATTTTAAAACAATCGCATCTATAACGGCTGTTGGAGATCCAGCAGGAACAGTTATAGCAGGAACAACTGTAGACGCGGCAGATGTAGTTTTTAGTGGTAGAACTA